GTTTTAATCTCTTAACAGTGTGAGTTATGGCATTAGGCCAGCTTGTCTCGCAGTGCTTTGAGGCCGCATATCACGCTGTTGTCTTCCATGACCGTGACAGGACCGCGCTGCCATGCCGGGGCGATAACCTTGAGGTCATTGACGCTGATACCTGTGTCAGCATCAGATGAGCCCCAGCCCTTTACGGTCTTTTCAGTGAACTCAATCTTCTTTTCTGTGAGCAGCGCCTTAGCACGTTCGCTGTAGGTGTCGTTCTTGAATGTGTAGATGGTAGTAGCCATGATCAATCCTCCTGGATGGTTGCACACATATTTATGACAGCATCATATCAGCTTGCGTATGTCCAGCGTTTCTGGGATCTTGCCAATGTCTTTGAGGAAATATGCACAATAGGGCTCTGGTCCGTCGCTCAGAGGCACTGCCAAGATCTGGCCATTTTTCAACTTGGGAAAGAACCATTTGACATCTGGCCAGATGTTGACAATTTCCAAACGCATGAAATTGGGCATGTAGCCATTGATGGGATTGAAGCAAAACACATCAAAGTCTTTGTCATTGAGATAGATCAGGGGCATGATTTCTATTTCGCCGCTGTCTTTGTCGCCTATGATCACACTCCAATCCAAGGGCATCTGCAGATTGTATTGGCCTATGCGCAGATCCACACAGGGGCTGTTGAAACTTTCAAGAAACACCAATGGCACAAAGAAGTAATCCACATTGTTTTGGTCACTGTAGTCCAAAACACCAAAACGCACATCGTTGGCATCGTCGGGTATCTGGTTGAGATTGAAGCTGAAATTGCTGGTAGTAAGTATTTTCATGTCAACCATACTTATTGGTTGACCAAAGGTCAAGTGTGAGATTCTCAGGCGTTTCTGTCAACTTTCTCTATGCTGAAATCATATCGAGCGGTGTCATAAAATTGCTTGCGTTTGGACAAGTGCTTGGCACTGAATTTACAACTGCTGGTTATGTCCCAGATCTGTATAAAATCCTTGTCTTGTGCCTTGCGTAGACCGCGGCCTATGCTTTGGATCACACGCACAAAGCTTTTGCCTGGCTCAATCATCACCAAATTGAACAGTCTGGGCACATTGATGCCCACTGCTGCCACGCCATAGGTGGCTATCAACACCTGATCATCGCTGATGGCAATGTTGTCATACTCTTCCTTGCGGTCTTTGGTCTTGACCGCTCCACTTATAAATGCACTGTGTTTGATAAGATCAGCCAACATCTTGCCAGTTTCAATGCGATCCACCAGTACCAGCGTGTTGCCGCTGTCCTTGATAGTACCAATCTTCTTGGCCATCCACTTGATGCGATCGGTGTCAGTGGTAAGGAACTTGAGCTCTTCTTGATAGTTGGTATACTTCACTGTCTCGCGAGTCTGCAGCACATTCACATGACACTTGGCCAACACGCCTCGGTCCTGTAGCTCGTGCGCAAACAGGTCCCCAACGTTTGGTCCAATACTGGCCAACAGACTCATCTGATCCTGCTCTTCTTCAGGAATAGTGCCTGTCAGTCCCCAGCGTATGGGTATGTGGCGAAAATTGTTGGTCAGCAGCTTGGTCAGCACATCGGCCTTCACGCTGTGAGCTTCGTCAACTATGAGACAGATCAGATCTGTCATGAATATCGCATATTGGTGATCATCCAGCGCATCTTGGCTCTTTTTTTCAAGCACACTGAGACTCTGCCAGGTGCAGATGGTGTGTGTGCGATCATATTCCTTGCGATCACCATACAGCACGCCCACGTCTAGTCCAAGGTTGCGATAGTCAATCTCAGTCTGCTCAACCAAGCTCTTGTTGGGCACGATCACTATGCTGCGGCCATAGGGTTCTATCAAACCGCTTAGTGTAGCTGTGATCAGAGTCTTGCCCGCGCCTGTAGCAACCTGTTGCACTGACTGGAGATTTTCCACAAATGTGTTGACTACCTGTACCTGGTAGTCGCGCAGCACGATGGGCATGCCTGCTCGCTGATGTCCCATGGGCCAGGTCTTGTGTGCATGCACCTGATCTGTCACAGTGTTGAGACTCAGCTCATATGGCAGTCTGCGATCACTGATCTCAAAATCATAACCATGCTCTTGTAGCACGGGCAGCATGCGATCCAAGAGATTGAGATAGGTACGGCCGCCCAGCGTGGCAAAGCTCTTGGTTCCGTCCCATCTGCCGAGACGATATGCAGCACTATAACGTGCACCTGGCATAAAGAACTTGACAGCATTCACACAGGCCTTGCGAGCCGCTAGATCCAGCCCTGTGATCTTGATGTTGCACTCGTCTTCAATCTCTATGATGGCATGTTTGATCATAAGCAATTATACCAATGCTAGTGCAATACGCAAGTGCCGGTTACGCTGTCGTCCATGCTCCGGCGACCGTTTGATCGTAGGTCCGTTCACCCAGTGATCCGCTGCTCAGCATGTCACTGCTTCCTCACAGTTGAGACACATGGCCTCTAACAATACACTAGGCTTCACGCTCATACCTTGACATGGTGCCGTCAGGTCCCATGGACCTAGGCATGCTGTGCTGCGCGGATATGCGCACGCTGCACCGCCACCATTACCATACCCCAGCTGACCTGCAGTGCTTGGACGATGACATGCCACCATGTCGCACACAGTTTCGCCAGTTGCGCAGGCAAATGCTACCCACTGCTGGTACCGCCTCAGTGGCAACGCAACACATGCTATTTAATGGCAAAGGCCAGACAACACAAGAGTCAAGCTGCCTTGCGATGGCAGCTTTTGGCCACAACAGCTTTCCAGTTGCCAGGCATGGCCTTGCGCATGTCGCTGATCTTCAAAACCATGCGCAGGCTCAGCTCTCGCAGCTTGTGGCTGTGTTCTGTGATGTAGTCCAAAACCTCTGCCTTTTGTGCATCAGTGAAGTCATAATCACGCAGCATGTCATGGCGTTCCACAGTGTTGCGAATATGCAGCAGTTTTTCATGAGCAGTGTCAATGCCAATATCCATGTAGTGGCAACGACTCACAATGGCTTCCAAATGATTTTTCAATCGCTCGCTGCGCAGCTGATCAAACTTCACATTGGTGATAAACACAATACCACCACGATACTCAAAACTGTGCGGAATGCCTGCACGCTCCAGGTGGATGCTGCGATGATTGTAGCTGATGCGACGTGTTTTCTTGCTGTCCAGTGCAGCCTTCAACAGATTGAGACAGTCGTCCTCATAGAGCACGCCGTCGCAGTCATCAAACACCAGCACCTGTCCATCTTCGCGGAAACTGTAGAGTTTTTCCACCAACATACTGGCACTGCAACCACCACTGATCACTTCATACATCTGTCCCATGCCGTTCATTCGGCCCAGCAGATCCAGTGTGCGCTGCAGAGTGCTTTCCACTGTGTAGCTCTTGCCGATACCTGCTGGTCCGCTGACCACCAAGCCTTTGACCACATTGGCTGCCACTGCGCGGCTCATGTCTTCCAGAATGGCAAAGGTCTCAGTCAGCTCGCGCCGGATGTCGTCATCGCTGCGCACAGCAGCAGGCTGCAGGGTCATGGTTGGTGCGTGAGGACCCACGTAGCTGATCTGGCTGAGATCCTCTAGATAGATGCGATTGCGTCCAGCACGCAGGCCCGGCACACCGTGGCCGTCTGCAGTGATATAGATACCATCCTTGTCGGTTTTGGCAGGCTGAATCATGTTCACAGTGACATCATTCAACATCACACCACTGCGGGTGCGGCCCTTGGCCACTCGCACAAAGCAGGCGCGATCTTGGAACACATGATCAAAGCTGTCTGGCATATGCGGGACTCCCTGTGTCTGGTGTCACGCACAATAGCATGTTATATGGTACTGTCAAGTAATTTATATGATAAAAAATCATTGAGATCATTGGCAAATAATTCATTATCCACGAGTATCAAGGTGAGCATCCTCCATGCCAACTATTCGCAGCTTGATGATGTTGGATATGTTGTAGGATTTCTGCTCTAACCCCTTGATCAGAGCCAGATACTTGTTGCGCACCAGGGCCACCTCATTGACCAAAGTGGCCATGGTCACCACGTCATCCTCACCATCAATGTATTTTTCAATGCTGCGATCTGTGAGTTCGCGCTGATATCGCTCGAGATAACGACGATAGTGGTCGCTGCGCAGCTTGTCATATCTGATATTGAGATGTTTGAGTATGGCTTCCAGCTCCTGCAGCTGACCAAATCTATAGGCCACAAGTCCGCTGAGCTCTTGGGCAGCACGTTCTATGCTGCCCACGATCTTGGCTTCAACCCAACTGCTGTCCAACTGCTTTTGGTAGTAGTCAATCGCATCAGGCAGCTGAGCCATGTCATGGACGACGCGATTGTACCACATGTATTACACCTGTCTAAGTACCAAACTTTTGGTAAAATTGCCACAGCTTCCAATCAATCTGCTGCAGATACCGCAGCATGGCAAACTGGAGCTCCAACTGCATGGCTGCCATTTCCACAGGGTCTTTGGCAGCTACCGCAGCATCCACTTTGTTTTTCAATAGGTCTATGAACACTTCTCTTGTTTGATTTGATGGCTGTGGCATGTGTCAGTGATCCTCATCATAGTCGTGTTCGTCGTAGTGCTCGTCATCTGATTCACCAGTGTAGTGCACATCAATGGCACTGTCAAGGTAGCCATCTTCGCCCCGAATGGCTTCAAAGTCGTCTCGCTCCATGCCCTTGTCTGCAAAA